ACTAACATTAACATTAAACTCTAAATGATTGTTAGGAGTGTCTATAAGAATTTTGTTTAAAGGTGTAGTTAAATTTGAATCACCAATTAATCCAATAACTGGTCCTTCAGCAGCTGTACCATCATGCTTATGTCCTGAGGTATTATTAAAGGCTGCTAAAATTTGATTATATTCATTATTAAATAATGATGCGGTTACTGTATCACCATCATTAATAGAACTCTGTCTAGTATATCCTGCCATATTATCTTCTTCCTCCTGCTATGAATGAAACAAACATTCCATTTACTGAATAAGGTGCATTAGTATCATCACTAAAAAATTTAAAGTTATTAGAAAAACCACTTCCAGTTACTAATATACTTTTGTTTGGTAGTGTTGTTGCACCAAATGTTGAACTTGCAAAAATTGCTGTACCAAATAATGAAGCTGAACTTAAATTACCAACCGAAAAGTTACCAGGTTGAGGAACTTCTGCATCTTGGAAATCATATCTAATTCTTAAATTTAAACTATTTTGAGTTCCTTCAGGTTCTATATTTGCTTTTACTTTATATAAACTTTTTCTTAAACCATTATCACCATAATCCATATCAGGTGTTTGAAATTCTGCAACAACATTTGTACCATTAAAACTATTACCTATATCATGTTGATAAATATAACCTGTTTCATCTGCATGAAAAATAACTTCTGTACCTGAACTATCTAAATCTGAAGTGCAAACTGTTACTGGTAAACCTTTTGTTTGACTCCATTCAAATGCTGGTATACCTTCTGCATTATATTTAAATGTTCCTATAATTCCTTGTTGTCCTGAATCAGCTTGACCTGATTGATAATAGAATAATCTATATTGACTTCTTTCTCGAATAACAATACTAGATATTGTATAATTAGCAAAGCTATTTAATAAATTATTTATAACTGGTAAAATTTTTCTACTAATAGAACCTAATTCTACATCATCAATTCTAGCTGTACCAGCAACTGTTCTTAATCCATCAGGTGCTAAGAATATTAAATCTCCACCAATCTCTTGAATTGAGTTACCACTTACACAACCAATATTTTTTGTAACTGATTTAAGTATAGCGGTTGAGTCAAGGTTTGTCAACTCATAAATACTATTTTTACAAAAAATAACTAAGCTATTTCTAAAAACTTTTATGCCAGTTACTATATCCCCAACATTTATTGACCCTGCTGAAGACCCTTCAAAATTATAAGGTTCTAATCTTGAACTATAAGAAACAACACTTGAATTAGCTGTTTGTCCTGATACTATTAATCTTTCTGCATACTTTTCAATTAAAGAAGCTCCAATAGGAGCAGCTCTATTAACTACATCAAAGTGATAGCCATCAGAATCAATTTTAAATTCACCTATTTTATTTGTTCCATCTACTAAATATATTGTTCCATTAGAACCTTGAGATTCAAATTTAACAAACTGAACATTTTTCTGTGCTGTTCTTGGAATTGTTGTAGCGGCAGCTAAATTTCCTGCAGCTAAACCATTTTTTTTTATACTTTGATTAGAGGCTGTATTAATTACTGTAAAATCTAAAGTTAATATTGTATCACTTGTTATTGATAGAACTCTATATGAAATATTATTAATTTTAATTTGATTACCAATTACAAACTCTGAAGTAAATAATGTATTAGTTCCTGTTACTGTTGCTGAAGCTGCGGTAACATTAACTGTTCCTGTTTTTGTTACATAGGTATCTTTATTAATTTGTACATAAGATGTTCCATTGTTACTCCAAAATAAATTTGCACCTTGAGCAACTAAAACTCCATTATAATAATTTTTAATACCATGGATTGTATCTGTACTTACTCCACTTGGAACTATTGAATTAGCTAAACCCCATTTTTGAAATCCACTTATTCTTCTATAACCGCCTGTTGTAGAAGATTCAAAATTTTGTAAAACTGTTGCCGCACCTGGAGTTCTAAATAACGCATGAGAACTTGAAACTAAATCCAAACCTCCTTGTATAGTAATTGATGCTCCTTGTGTAGGCATTAATATTCCTTAGTATAAGTATGTGAATCTAACGTCTGACATATATTCAGGTTGAGGTGAATTTAATTGGTCAGCCATATTTTGTAATCCTTTTTTATATTCATCTAAAGCTAATTGTGATTGTGCAATGTTATCTTTAAATTGATAAATATAATATCTAGCTCGTGCTAGTAAAACTGGTTTGTATTGTTCAGGAAATAAAACTGTATCTGTATCTGCAGCTAAAACTGTAGGTCTATTGTAAGCAAAGAAATAAATTCTGTAAACTTTATTAGGGATAGGAGATAAACCAAATCGTCTTCCATCTGAACTTCTTAGTACTCTTGTTGGTACTCCATATGTTTGTGAGTTAGCTTTGTTAGTTTCTTCTGCCGCAGCATAAGTACTTTTCCAAGTTGATAATGTTGTGAATGCTAATTTGTTAATTGCAAAGGGTGCTGTTTCTCCTGAGACACCTTCTTCTGTTGAAGTAAAATCAGACCAATTAACTGAATCATAATCAGCATCTACAGTAGTTGAATTTGGTTTCATTAAATACCATCTTGTTCCAGCCACAGTTTCAACAAATGTATTACCATAATATTCATTTTGAGGTGCAGCGGTTTTTAACCACGACCACTCATCTACAGCATCTACAATATCAAAGTAAGCTCTGTTAACACAATTAGATACAAATTTTTGTACTCCTAATCCTCCTGATACTGTTGTTACTTCAGGTTCATTAATTTCTACGAGTAACTCGTTAGTCATTGATAAATAAGTTTTAGCCATATATTAACAGTTCCATGCTCTTAATGATTTATTAATTCTTGAATTTGGGTCTCTTGCTGTTTTTGCAGATGTAAGTTTTTTCTTCATTCCTTTCATCCTAGCACAAAAACTTTTTCTTCTTTTGTTTCCTTTAACTTTACTTGGTGCTTTAAGATTTTTTTTCTTACCTGTTTTAGTTTTACCTTTATTGTAAGAAGCTCTACCTTTAGCATTCAAGCCACCTTTAGGATTCTTTCCTTCTTTACGAGTCCATGCAGGTGAAGACATTATCCCCATAATAATTTTTTTATATTATAATTGCAAGTATAATAATTATACCAATTACAACTACTTCAATTTTATGTTCATCTATAAAATGTTGAACTTTATTTTTTAATATTTCTATTGCTATTTTCATATTTTCTCCTATTAATGGTGGGGGTATATTTCAACCCCCATTCATATTAGTTATGTGTAACTAAGTATTTCTGATTATACTACGTAGATTAATCTACCAGTAACTTCAGGTCTTAATACTTTTCTACCCCATACCATCAGACCTCTAACAATATCAGAGAACGTACCTGTGTCTCTAACAGTTTCTACTTTATTCATAGAACTAGCACAAGCTGTTCCTGAGATATGTCCGAACAGAGCTACTGGAGCTGTTGCTGAACCTGCAGGAGTTGAACTTGCTAAGTTGTTAGTTGACAGATTGTTTGATTTGTACATTTGGAATCCTCTTAGAAGTCCACTTGCAACTAAACCATTTCTGATAGAACCTTGTCCAGCATTAAAGTCAACAGACATTAATTTAGACGCAGAGTTAGATAGTGAGTTGTACCATTCAGGTGCAGCTACGAACCATCTACCATCTTCAGGTGCGTTATTTTCATCTAGTTCTTTAGCCATTAGAGCCATTTGATTTACAGGGTCTACTTTAGAACCTCCGAATCCTATGTCAATTGGAGCTGCAACTGTACCCATACCAGTAACTATACCGCCTGTGCCTTCAGCACCTGCGTTAATTGCTGCTAATACGTTACCATCCATTGCATCTCTCAAAGCATAAGCAGCTTGGTCAGCGGCTACAGCTTGAAAGTTTACATGAGAGAATCTCTTCTCTAGGTCATCAATCTTAAATGAAAAAGATTTAGCTTGGTCTACTGTTAGAACAAGTTCTTGGTCAGTTAAGTCAGTTGATACGACAGCTAGACCTCTTGTATAGTCAGCTGTTGCGATTTGAGGTTCTTTGAT